GCGGCCTGTCGCCGCCGCAGGTTGAAAAATGTCGCGCTCATGACTCACCTCAAATCTTGTGGCGGAGGCACACGATCGGCACATTCTTCGCATCCTTCACGAGCTGCCAGTTGCTTGCCGTCGCAAGGTCGCCGTTCGTCGCGTATGCCTTCGTCGGGGTACCCGTGAAAGAGACTCCGTTCGGATGCAGCACGAAGGCCTTTCGGTTGATGAGGAAATCCTCGGCCTTGAGCTTGTCGCGATCGGTCTCAGTCGAAATAAGGCCGCTCGGCGCGCCGCTGTCTCTCGTAAATGCTCCTGCGCCGATGAGATAGGTGTCGTACACACCGGAGTTCACCGGCAGCGAGTCATCCACGATCACGCGGTAGCCGAGGTAGGTGTCAATCTTCACCTTGAGGTCGCTCGAGTACTCGGTCTCAATCTTCTGCTGCTTCTGCAGCTTCGTATAGGTCGCGGAGTGCATGGCGACCGCGGTAATCTTGTCGTACGCGTCACCCATCAGGTTCTTCGCGTCAAGCGTTGCGTCCACGCCGATCACGGCGTCAGCACCGGACTGCGTCGAGATGTCCAGCAGGTGCTTCGTGGCCAGCGCGCCGGACGCGCCGAAAAGGCCCTTGAGCACGTTGATAAAAATGGCCTGCTCTCTCTTAAGCCACCAGTCCGAGACCATGTTCATGATTGCCGCCATCGGGTCAGAGCCGCCCTTCACGCGTGCAAGGTCGGTCGCGCCCCACGCCTTCTGTCTGATCAGGAGCGTAGCGCGCTCGTTTCCCGTCTGCACGCCGTCCGGAGTGAGCGCGTCCTCGCCGAAAATCTCATCGTCTCCGGAGAGCGGCTTGTAGAACGGCATCGTGATCATGTTGCCGCCCAGCGGCGTGCCATTAATCACCTGCGCAACCCGCGCATCGGGGGTCGCGGCGCCGGACTGCACAAGCGCGGACTTCTCCGTGGTTCGCTCGTTCACATAGGTGGTGAAGTGCTCCGGCACAATTACCATATCTGCAAACTTCGTAATTGCCATTATCTAATCTCCCTTCGTTAGGTGGCGTCAGCCGCCGCCATAAGAGCCTTTGCTCTCTCGGGGTCTGTCGCCAAAATTTCCATCTGTTTCGAGTAGTTGATGTTTCCCTTTGCCCAGGGGTTACCCTTGGCGTCCACTGCGCTGCCGCCCTTTTTCGGCTCGCCGCCTCCGCTCTGGAAGCGTGCTTTCACCTTATCGGCGACAAGCTTGTCGATGAGATCCGCAAAAGATTTGACACGCGCTTTCGTGTCGTCTTCGTCCGCGCCGAGCACCAAAGAGACGATATCGTCCGCGATGTCAAGGCCTGCAGCCTTCAGCTCCTGCGCTGCGAGGTAGCGGTTCTTCATTTCCGCGAATTCCTTCTGCTGTGCCGCGAGCTTGTCTGCAGCTTCTTTCCGCTCGAGCTCCTTCCGCTCGTCCTCGGTGAGTTTCGCCTTCTTGAGCTCTTCCAGGGCGGCTTTCAGCTCTTCGTACTGCCGCTTGCTGTCCTCGAGCTCCTTTTTCTTTGCGTTGCCGACGCGGTTCGCCGCGCGGTCTCGCTCCGACTGCAGCATCTTCTCGACAGCTGCCCGCGTCTTCTCATCGAGTCCCGCGAGCGGGTCTTCCGGTTCCGGCTCTCCGCCGTCCGGTTCTCCTGCGTCATCCTCACAGGTCGGCAAGAGGTCCTTATACTCCTCCTCTGTGACCGCACCGCTCTTCAAAAGCTCATCCAGTTTCGTCTTCTTCATACTGCTCCTCTCTGAGTGCTATCTTTGATAGCCCACGTGTGTTTTTCGGAGTGCGCGCCTCTTTCCCACCTTCCGGAGTGTCCGCCGGTGCGCCCACCAGTGCATCAAAAAAGCACAGCCGTTATGACTGTGCTTGCGTTGCTGTTATTTAGTTGGTTTCGCTGTGTCCCGGTGCTCAGGTATCGAATACGGGCTCAGATATTGGTTGGATATCTCTACCAGTCTTGCATAGATAGCTTGAATCTCCGGAGGCGCATCCGGGCGAATGCCCCCTCCTTTCTGAGCGGCGTAGGGTCTGACCTTATCAAACATTCGCTTCTCTTCTTCGGTGAACTTGATTCTCATTCAAACCTCCTTTCCCGCTTTATGCGTCTTTGCATCGCTGCTGATTCCAACGCATTCTTCATCTCAAACTCTGCTTCTACTTCGTCGAAGCGATGTATTAGGAACATACTGAATGCATATTCGCTAATCTTTGCGGCTTGTTCGGCATCAGTAACACCCAAACGCTCCATTCTCTTTCGACTCTTTTCTGCAAGCCAAGCAATATAAGCGCTCTTGTTTTCATGTGTTATTGTCCAGCCTTCTCGAACAGCGTCATATGCCTGGCGTCGGTGCCACATTTCATGAATAATCGCACCCAACCGCTCTTCTGGCAAAACATTGTCCCGGTCCCAGATGTACTTCACGGTATTATCCGCGGCGTCATACACGCCTGCCGCATCATGTAATTCGTCTACTGCCACTATAATCAGCGTCGGCATCTCTGTCAAGGGAACGCCAAACATTTGCATAGCTTTTCCCGTGTCTTGATAAAAAATATGGAGCTCCTTAGGCTTAATACTCACGCGCTCTGACACATAGACTGGGGAGGTATAGGTCACGATTCTATCTGTCACAACCCGCTTTTCCCACTTCGGATCTTTCGTACTCCTCTGCGTATACACATCCCCTTCTTCCCGATCCGGCCTCCTGTATTTCTGTGCCCCAGCCTCAAAGCTTTCCTGCCAAGACTCACGCGTCGTCTTCTCCATTCGGTAGGTCAAAAAGCAGCGACAGTTGATATCCTCTCCCGCTACATTCGTCTGCCCGGGAGCGGGGCCGCTTGCGCCGGAGGGGAGCTTAAAATCCTCATTGAGCGGGATCTCTACGCCATCCATCGCCGCATGATTGTAAAAGCCCGGCTTACCGTTCTTCCAGCCTTTTTTTGTCTTATATCTACGGTTCGGCCGGACACGCTCATCCTTCATGGTATTCCAGCGTTTCAGCATCTGGTAACCCGCCGGAGCGGCTTTCTCCTGCAGCGCCGCCGCTGCGTCGCGGTTACCGGCCTCTCTGACTCTGTGCGCCTCTGTCCTAGCGATGCGGACCGCTTTGCCGTAATACCCGCCGGCGCCGTCTGCGCCCGCAAGGGTCTCTGCGATGCGCCGTGTCATCGTGTCGTAGCGATCGCCCTGACTTAAGCCCACGCCGACTGATTGCTTTATGCCGTAGATGATTTCTCCGCGCTTCTTCTCCAACCGGTCGGCAAGCGTGAGGCCGTTCACAGGATTGTGCACCGCCTCCGCGACTACCTCCGGAGCGACTGCGCGGATTGTCTGAAGACTCTCCTGCAAAGCGTCATCGGTCGCAGCGCGCTGCACCGCTGACACCATGCCGTCATAGCACTTCGCATAGCTATCCTTGGCAAGCTGCTCTATGATACGGCATTCCTCCAGGGACGCGATGCCGGTACTCCGCATAATCTCTTCTAAGAGCCTTGCGTCCATGCCGTCACGATGCAGTACAGCATAGTCAATCGCGCCGGTCTCCGGATCCGCGTAGCGCGCATACGATTCAGCGACACGCTCGCCGATTTCCTTCATGAGCCGCCGATAAAGTTTTTTAAGCTCTTTCACGGCGCTCTGCTCTCTGTGCTCTTCGATTCTCCGGACTGTGCTTAAGTACCGGTTCAGCGCGTCGCCTGTGCCGCTCATTCAGCTTCACCGCCCTCGGGCGGCACATTCATACCCTTTTTGCTTACCTCGCCTTCCTTGGCCGTCTCGTCGCTCTCAGGGGCTTTCCCGAAAAGGTTAAGCGCGTCCTGCTGCCGTTCCTCTTTCAGCGCGAGCAGATAGTCGATATCGTCGACCGCGGAGAGCTGATTGTAGGCAATCTCATCCGGCACGCCTGCATTGATAAGCGCCTGCACGGCCTGCGCCTCCGAGAGCACATCGACCGGGAAATTGCGCTTGTATTCGACATACGCCTGTAGGTAGTCAAAAGGGATGCTCTTTTTCATAAAGGCCGAGCCGAGCAGCCGGAACATATAGACGTCCGCGCTATTCATTTTCGCCTCAAATGCGCCGCACTTCGCCTCAAAGGCTGTGAGCTTAAATTTGAGGCTGATGCCGCTTGCAGCATTGAATGTCTCATCATTCAGATTCGGCGTTTTGGAGAAGCGATAAATGTTTCGCTCGAGGCGGTCGAGGTGATGCTCGTTAAAGCTGTCGTTGATGTCCTTCGTGAGGTAGTAAACCCGGTGCGTGCCGTCCGCGTATCCGGGGCTAATCTGCAGCACACCGGCGCGATCCACCTCCGCAAGCTGTGCCTGGGAAAGCTCGCCGATGCCGTCAAGGACCTGCAGCGCGTGAGTGTTGCCCTCCGCGTCATTCGCGTTGTCCGAGACGGTCTTGTCGTACTCATCGATGAGCGCCATGACACGCTCTGCACTGCTGAGCATCTCGCCATTCAGCGGGATTGCCTGGAGCGGGCAGAAATCGAAGAGGTGCTCTTCCTCTCCGGAACGGAGAAAATTACCGAGAGCGCCCTCAAAGTGATGCACGCTATGCCCGTCGTAGGCGTCCGCGTGCCACACCTCTGCGCCGGAGATGCCTGTGGTTGCGTAGTACCGGACAGCGTAGTCAGGCTCTTGAATTTTGTCCCGTGCCAGCACGATAGTCTCATACGGCGGCACAACCATCACGCGCTCATCACCGTGCCGGTCGATATAAAAAAGCCTTCCGGCATATCCGCACACGGAAGCGAACTTTGTAACTTCAAGGTTTACATCGTACATATTGTTCCGTGTGACGAACTCCGAGAGGGCCCTTTTCGCCGCCTCAACGGCAGCCTCTCCACCGGTCGCGCTCTCCGCGCTCTCATCCTCTGCATAGCTGTAGGATGCAGCCTTTCCGGCAAAATAGCCGACCATCACGTCATTGATCTCGCCAAAGAAATCGTTATTGACCTTGTTATTCAGCTGCGGGACTGCATTGCCGTTGCTGTCCTTAAGCCCATCCGAGAAGCGCGGAATGCGCGAAAAAATAGGCACCTTGTCCTCATAGCATTTATACCGCTCGTATAAATCCTTCGTGCGACAGCGGTTCAGCTGATGCGCATTGATAATGCGGTTTACGATGTCATCCGTAAAGCCGCTTTCGTCGATATAGTCGATGTACTCGCTGTAATCAGGATAATCGTCCGTTCTCCTCATAGTCTCGCCTTTCCGGGCTCCGCCCTTGCGCCGCCGTATAGCACTCCGATGCCGTATCGCATGGAGTCCATGCCGTGTGAAAATTCATGGTCGGGCTTGTCCGTCGGCTGCCCGTCGCGGCCTTTTGCCCAGCAATAATTCTCGATTTCTTTCTTGAATTCGATGCAGCGCGGATGCACGACAATCTGAAAATTCTGAATGAATTGGATGCCGTGATTCACGCTGTCGCGGCCTTTAAGCGACGGCTCGGCCTTGAGTCCAAGCTGCCTAAGCTCCGCGATGGATTTCGGCTCCGCGCTGTCACAGACAATGCGCTGCCCGCCATAGCCCTTTTCGATAATTGCCTTTGCAATTTCTTGGTTTGTCGCTCCGGAGCGGTACCACTCATCGAAAACATAGATTTTCTTCTCCGCGTCATCGACCAGCTCGCATACAAAGGCGTTCGGGTCCGTAAAACCAAAGTCCAAATTGAAAGCTGATTTCATGCCGGGCTTTGCCCGCAGCGCGTCAATGTCAAATTCCTCACAGACCACATTCGTGTAAATAAGCCCCTCCGCGATACCCCAATCGCCGTCGCCCTCGATGCGGTAGCGGCGCGGGTTCTGCTCCTTCATCTTCCGGAAAATCGCGCGGTCGGCCTCATCAAGCCATTCGTTGCATTTCCAGGTTGTGGTCTTCGTGAAAACATCATCGTCCGGCGCGTCGAAAAACCGCCTTTTAAGCCAGCTTGTAGCGCTCCAAGGGTTAAAGGTCAGCGTGATTTGCTTAAAATACCCGTCCGGCACCTCGCCTCGAATCGACATATCCAATTTGTTGAAATCGTCTTCGTTCGCGAGCTCAAAACTTTCCTCTACCCAAACCCAACAGAGAACTCCGTAGTCGACCGAAATCGAAGTGATTTTCAGGCCGTCATCCAGTCCGCGAAAGAGGATTTTCTGCCCGGTGGAGCGGCGCGTGATTTGCATCGGCGACACCGTGCAATCGAAATACGCATCTACGCCGAGGCGGTGAATCGCCCACTTGAGGTCAGAGAAGACCGAATCGCGAAGGGTATTCGAATACCGGCGCACGCAAAGCGCATTGCTCTCCGGATACTGGAAAAGCCTGAAAATCAGATTAAGCGCAGCCGTCTTGCTTTTCTTGGATCCACGGGAACCTTTGCACACACGGTAACGCTTTTTTGTTTTCCAAAAATCCGCGTAGCCGGTGCCCACAAGCTCCTGCAAAGATAATCGCGTCAGGGGCACCGCCTCCTTTCATGCACTAAAAAAGAGCGGTCATACTGCGATGTCCGCTCCGGTGTCCGGGCTTTCCGTGTCTTTTGTCGCGTCCCAGCGGCCGTCTGCGCCTACGTAGTAGTAATACGGCGCGCCGCCAATCGAAGGCTGCGTACCGCGCACATAGGCGTCTTTGGCCATGAGACCGGTTTTCGTTAAGTAGTACTGCGCGCCCTGATACTCGAGCCACTGTCCGGAGAGCATGCCACCGTCTCCGGCGAGGTAGTACCAGCCCGCTGCATCCTGAAACCATGTGTCGCGGATTAAATACCCCGCGTTGTCGAAGACGTACCAGCGCCCGCCAATGTATTTCCACCGACCGGCGACAAGCGCGCCGTTTTCGTCGATGTACTGCCACGCGCTTCCCCGCTGCTGCCAACCCGTGTGTGCGTTTTCCCTGTGCTTTGCGCAAGCGGTGTAGGCGCACCAGCTCACATACTCAGCGCACCAATACACGCCGTTCATGCCGTACCATGCGCCGTATTTCGTGAAGTTTGCATCGCCCGGATTGCCGGTCTTGCTCTCCAGCTGAGAGGCGCTTGCCTTTTCGACATAGCCAACCTCTCCGAGAGCCACCGCAATCAGCTCTTCGGCTGTGCAGGTATCAGCGCCATAGCGCGGGCGACCGAAGCCGTCGATGAGGTGACCACCGCCGACCTCAGATGGTGAAAAAACATAGGTTTTCAGCGCCACACACCCGCCGTCGCGCGAAAAATATTTGCCCGCGGAGGTGTTGCCCTCTGCGGCCGTCATCCGGATTCTGCCGAACGGAAGGTTCTCAACCTTGACGGCGACGCCCACATGCGCAACGCGTTGCTTTTTGGCGCTGTAGTAGTAGACCCAGTCTCCGGGGAGCGGGTCCTTGTAGTATCGCCCCGCGCGGACGAAGTAGGCCTTGCCCTCAGGCGTATAGGCCGTGTATCCGCCGCACAGGAGTTTCTGTCCTGCCTGATATGAATTCATGCTGCCTCCTACTCTTTCAGGTCATCCACGATAACCACGGCGTCCATGGTGACGCCCACATTCTCTTTGAAAATTCCGTACCGCTTGCCGAGAAGCTCGGCGGCTTTCAGCCGGTCTTTCGCGGCTACATCAATCGCTGTGATATCCTGCATGCCGTCGCCGACAAGCTGCAGCGTTTGCTCGCGCTGCTCGCCGCGCATGATAGAGGTGAGATACTCTAAGACTTCTTGCGCGTTCGCAACCTTCACGGAATGCAGCGCATCCAATAGCTCTTTCAGGTGCGCTTGCACCCGAGGGTTTTTCATGAGGGTGGTGCTTACCACCGTAGCGCTCCGCTTCGAATACCCTGCGCGGATAGCCGCCTGCGCCGCATTGCCGTCAATCAGATACTCTTCACAAAATCTTCGCTGTCGTTCTGTCAATTTTGCCATCGCAAGCTCCTTTCTCTGAAATAAAAAAAATCCCCGGCGGGCAGGAGGTCGCCTGTCCATCCCGAGACCAGGCTAGGAGAATCCCGCCGGGAAATAAAAAAGGCGACGGAGTTCCGTCACCTTCTTCACCCTACACTATAACACAGTTGACATATAACATTCACTATGTTTTTACTAACATTTACTATATACATTTTTACTGCATAATTGCATATTGCTCAAGTGCCTTAAGCCCCTTTCTGTGTAGTACAAAAGCGTGCTGCGGCGCGATATTCATCTCTGCCGCTATCCGCTCGAAGCTCTGATACTCGACATACCGCCTGTATAATACATCCATTTGTAGCGGATTATCAAGCTTCTGGATCAGCCGAATGGTGCTGTGCTTCTCATCGACGAAGGTGTCGATCTCCGCATTGATTTCCTGCTCAAGGGCGATTATCCGGAGAACCGGTGTCACAAAGGCCGCCTCTCCGGAGCCGCTCGACTGTACCCGCTCTCTTGAGGTATCGAAACCCGCGACACAGGTGGAGAGGGCTTTAAGCGACTCCAACTCTCTGAGCTTTTGATTGATCACGGTGTCCAGTAGCTGGAGTCGCTGCAAGTAAGCTTTTACATCCATCTCTTTCCCTCCTCTCGAAGCAATTCCAAATTCTTTCCGCAAAGCTCTTTATTTGCTTTCGTCTGCTTCACGCACCGGAGCGTCTTCCTGTAGCTCGCTGAAAGCTCTTTTGCGGAGACCTTTGCTTTCTTTCGCTCTTCCGGGCTAAGTGTAGCTCCGGACGGGCGCTTGCCGGTCTCTGCCATCCGTTTCGCCTCGTTTGCTTCGGTCTGATAATCGATGCAGCGCTTGCTCGCAATCCTCCAGAGCTCCGCGTATTCAGCCTCACGGCGCGTAAGATGCTCACTCAGCTGCTCGAAAAGCCTCGGGCGGCTGTGAAACTCTGCCTTGTCGATAAGCTTCAGAAAGCGCCTAAACCGTGCCGTCTTGCATGGCAAAAACTCGTCCAGGCCAAAAATCATGCTGCAGTCGTCATCCTCGATTTTGAGTCTCAGCTCCTCCATGCTCTCTCCTTTCTTTCAGCGCCCTCATGAGGGACGCTTGCGTAACGTCTTTGCTCTGTAAAGCCCTCATCACCTGCTCATCGACTGTGCCGGTGGCGATGAGGTGATGTATGATTACCGGTTTTTCCTGCCCCTGCCGGTGCAGTCTCGCATTCGCCTGCTGATAAAGCTCAAGGCTCCATGTGAGGCCGTACCAGACGATTGTATGTCCGCCCTCTTGAAGATTGAGGCCGTAGCCGACGCTTGCCGGATGCGCAAGTAGCACTTTTATCTTTCCGGCATTCCAATCGGCAATGTCCTTTTCGGTCTCCAGCGTCCGCGCCTCCGGAATTTTTCCCTGGATAGCGGAGAGGTCGTGCTTGTAGCTATAAAAGACCAGCACAGGGCTGTCCGTCGTGTCGACAATTTCCGACAGCGCATCAAGCTTTGCCTCGTGGATCCTGACCGGCACGCCGTCTACGCTATAGACAGAGCCGTTTGCGATTTGCAGTAGCTTTCCCATGACCGCCGCTGCATTGAGTGCTGCAATGTCCTCATCGTCTATCCGGAGAAGCTGCTCTTCCTCCATGCGCTTATATGCTGCCATCTCGGAGGCGGAAAGCTTCACGGGGATTACATTGTCGATTCTCTTCGGCAGCTGCAGGTAGTCAGCGGCGCTCATGCTGATACAGATATCGCTGATTTTTTTCTCGATAGTCTCCTGCGCTCCGCGTATCGGCTCCCACTTGTATGTGGTGTAGCCGTTCCGCGCTCCCGGCCGGAAATACGCTTCGCGGTATGCGCCGACCGTCCCACCGAGACGCTCGCCTCTGTCGAGAAGGTAAATCTCCGCCCAGAGATCCATAAGCCCATTCGGCGACGGCGTGCCGGTAAGACCTACCACGCGCTTTGTGTGCGGCAGCACTTTCCGGAGAGCCCGGAAGCGCTGTGCCTGCGGGTTCTTAAAGCTCGACAGCTCATCGACCACGATCATGTCAAAGGGCCACTTTTTGCGCCGCTGGTAAGTCTCGACAAGCCATTTCACATTATCCCGGCCGATTACATAGATATCTGCATCCGCTACCAGCGCGCTTAGGCGCTGCTGCTCGGTGCCAAGGACTTTGGAGATCCGGAGATCCTTTAGGTGGTCCCATTTTTCGTGCTCCCTTGTCCATGTGTCCTCTGCGACGCGCTTCGGCGCGATAATCAGGACGCGGGACACATCGAAACAGTCGTACATGAGCTCTTGGATAGCTGTCATCGTGATGACGGTCTTGCCGAGGCCCATCTCCAGCAGAAGGCCGATATTCGGCTTTTCGACTGTCAGCTCGATCGCTCGCTTCTGATAGTCGTGAGGTATGAACTTCACTTAGCATCACCTCCTTCCTCTCAGCTCTCGTATAAACGCTTCGGCCTCGGCGCGTCCGGTGATCGTCCGGACATCTACGCCAAGAGCCCGAAGGCTTTTCTG